CAGGATTACCAATAGTAGATTTTTTCTTAGCTGCTGCTGTAATTGTATTAACTGTACCATCAGGTAATGTTTCTGTAATAGCAGGAACAGACAGTGTTGTTAAATCAGGGGCAGGAAATGGTAAAATATTTTGTTTAAATTGTTTTGGTGAAAGCAAAGAAATTTGTTCAGCAGTTAAACCCCAATTACATGATGGATCAATTGCCTGAGTTGGCATTGTTTGCACAGCATTTACATATGTATTCTGAGAATTATTCAAAGGATAGATATACTTTGATTGTGCTGTGAGAACATCCACCCAATAGTTTGATGAACCATCGGCATTTTTAGCATCGGATGCTTTTGACATATAAGCAAATTTTTCAAGAACCTGACCTTTTGTTCCTGTAAATTTACCAAGTGTATCAATAACGATAAGATGCATCTCATCATATGAAGATGTTTTTGTTATTTGCTTAACATATTCAGATGTTGTAGGAACACCTGGGAATTGATCAGCATATGGCCAAGATTGCCAAATTTCGTTATTTGCTACGGATTGTGAAGTGGCCGGAAACAATGATACTTTTAATCCAGTACCTTTATAACCAGGATAACGAGCAGCAAACATACCAAAATTGTTTGCATATCCTACGTTATTACCAATACCAAGATTCACATTTGCTTCGTATGAATTTTCATTTGGTATCATAACAGCAGCATTTGATCCGTCTGTAGCATTTAATGCGGTGTTAGCTACAACACGAATTAACTGTAGATTTTGACCATATTGTAGAAAGTTTGCAGCAGCCCAGAATGATTGAATTTGTAATGTTCTTGCAATGTTTGATGAAGGTGCACCAAAAAGACTAACCAATTGATCTTCACTTTGAACAGTGATAATCTCATTAAGTGGACCCCAATCAAACTCGCCAACAAATGCACCTACTGACATGCTTGGTGATGGAACAACGGTTGTTAAATCTATTTCCGTCCAATTCACACCAGGGGAAAGTTGATATGCCATTTTTAACTCCTTTTATAGGTTGGAATGGTGTATGATATCCATTTCAATATATTTAGTGTTTTGATGTTTTTGGGATTACAATCTCGGATCCCATTTATCATCATAGTATAGTTCTTTTTTATCAGATCCATACCACAGGTCACCTTTATCATCTTTCTCCACTATTTCATCTAATCCATTATCAATAAAACCAAAAGGTACATTCTGGACATCTTCCAGATAAGCAATCTCTTTCTGTAGAACATACCTTATATCGTTTGAAACTGTTTCTTTGAATAACTTTTGTGCGGTTAACCAACCAAAATGAACCAATGTCATAGCAAGGTCATCATTTGATCCTTCTTCGGCCATAAAGGTTTTCTTATTGGCAGAGAATGAAAACAACTCTGTTATGGTATCTTCATCATTCAATATAAGTTTATCATTCTCAACTAAGGTCTTTAGGTTAGCGCAACCAATCATCTTAGATTGTGGTGTTATTCTAAGACCAAAGGCCAGTTTGTTTTTACCGGCAGCAAAACCACCGGATGCCTGTGTTCCTTGTTTACCTTTGACTTGAAACTTTAAAAGGTTTTCATATTCTAACTCGAAGTGTAGAATGTCTGCTACCTGTAAACCGATAGAGTTGATTTCCACAAGGACAAATGCTTCGTTATATTTCATAGCAGCCGAGTAAATGACTGCTGGTAAAAGCATTGGACTAATCTCGTTATTACGGTATTTAGCAACCTGACGATATGGTATCTCTGTAACATCAAAGATGGAGAATGTAGAGTAATCCAGACCTTGACCTTCAGACACATCGGCGCATAAAACATAGGTGTGTTTATGGATTGGTTCCTCAAAGATATCCATACACTCATTTCTAGCAATTGGTTCTTTCCAATGTAATGCTGCTAGTTTAGAACCATTAATAAGTGTATTGGATGAACCTAAGAACTCACATCCAAACTCTTGGTCAAACTGCCTTTGGCTGGTATTTCTAATAGTTTCTTCCGCCCAGGCCTGGTCACGCCCGGGTACCATAGACCAGTGGATCTCAATAGGAATGTAGGTGCTGGTTTTATCTACAGCTTTTGTCCATAACTTATAAAACAGATTCATACCGTTTGGTGTAGAAACGATAACGACCTTAGATGTTTTACCAGAAGAAATGGTAGGATATGTTGAGTTAAAGAACTCTTCAGCAATGTTATTTGGAACGAACGCAAACTCATCCAGAAAGATTAGGTTGAACGAGAAACCACGGACAGATGAACCAGAGGTGGAATCTGCCAGCACCCTCGACCCGTTGGCCAAATAGATAGAACCTTTGTTCCACTCTTTGATGCCTTGTTTAAGAAACATAGGCAGATACTCAAATGCTAGTTTCAGTTTACCTAATAGTTCACGGGCGGTAGGTGCACGGTTTGCAAGTATCGCCACCACAAAGTTTTCATTAAACAATACCTGATGTAAAATATATGCCACCGATGTGGTTGACTTACCGACCTGTCGTGGTAACTTACAGATAGAAAAACGGTTGGCATTGAATGTTTTTAACATCTTCTCTTGGAAGTCCCACATATCAAATGGAATCAAACCACGGTCAACGTTAATGATACGAATATAGGTACGAGCAAAGTAAACCGGATCTTCCGCACATTTTACATATTCATCAAGTTCTTTTTGTGTGAAAGAGTGTCGGTACTGTTCGTTTGGGAGATTTGGATTTGACTGATAACTAAACGGTAGTCTGGCCATTTTTATACCTACAGTTGTCGAAGTGCCATCTTTTCGATGGTCCCGCTTTTGCTACTTTTCCACAATGAGGACAAGTAAAAACAGGCCTCAAATGATTAGCAATAGACATATTTTTTCTTGCTTCTTCCGAGAACTGTTTACCTTTCCAAAAACCGGTTTTACCCATATGAGATTGTGACATTTTATATTTAGATTCTTCACTATGTTTTCTACCAATCCAAATATTAGGTCTATTCTTTGCTCTTTCACTCATAATCTTTTTAGATTCTTCACTATGTTTCTGTCCTGTGAAAGAACCTAATATTTTATCGTTATAAACGTGGTTATCTTCTATATCCAAGATAGATACATTGGTTTCAATACCAAGTGCTTCGGCGAGAGGACAATAAATAGTCATAAGCTGATACCTCCGATAAGGTGTTAGAGTAGGCAGGTTCCCCAACCGTGGCCTACACCTCTATTTATCCTTCTATAGTTTTCTGTTCCTCTTCCTGTTTTTTCTTTAATGCTGTCAATAACTCAGCAGTAGATCCTACAAATACTGCCTGTTCCACATTAATGTGGTCAGAACCTTTTTTACGAGGATCGGTTGCAGGATCAGGCTCTTTTAGATCCCGTTTCATTTTCTGTAGGTTATATAGGTCCTTAGATGTTTCTCCAACCGTTTTTATCAGGTTAGCAACAACCTCAAACCCTCTGGCGGACTCATTCTGTCTGGCGATAGTGGAAATATCTTCTAAGGCATCGTTGCCTTTTTCTATGAGATTACGAAGAGTGTTACGGACAAGGCGATAATCTTCGTCTTGATCTTCTTGTTCAACCACTGGTTCATAAACAACAACTTCTTTAGGTTCAGTTTTAACCACCTCTACATTGTGATCAATGCCGAGGGAATCAGATAGTTTCTTTGTCATAATAACACTCACTAAGCAATTTTTAAATAAACACCATATACAGAACCGACTGAGGTATTTACAGAAATAATATTATTATTAGGGCCCAATTCATATCCAATTGCCATACTTCTAAAATACCCCGGCTCATTATGAAATGATGCAGTAGTATTCGCAATGGTTATAATGGCATTTACTTGACCATTAACCTGATTAACCATAGCAAGTTGTATTTCTGGTGCATTGATATTGGCGGAAAATGATGTATTTCCTAAACTGTTATTAGCAACAAACTCCGCAACATGTCTAAATTTTCCCAAAGCACCTCTTATACCTACACAGGTACAATTACCACCACCTGAAACATATACATTGGCCGAGGATTCATATCCTCTCCTCTTATATATTAGCAATCGTCCACCAGAACTTCCATCAACTGCTGTAGTTGAGTTGGAATATAAAACTGTCCAGCTGCTATCAACTTTAGGAACGGTCATATTTGATGCTGTTATGTATGCAATGATTAGATCACCAACTTTACTTGTAGGATAATTAAAGGTTAAGTTATTAGTGAATGACGCAGCGGTCATTGAATAACCTAAAAAGCTTTCATTTTTTCCTAAACCAAGTAAAGGTTGCATTGTCATTAGTAAAGACCTGCTCCAGAAATGATGAATGTATTAGCACCTATACAAATAATAGTAGCAAGTCCATATCCACTCAAATAACGATTACCGGTTTGTGATGTTCCTGTAAACAACAAAGAAACACCACTGTTTTGTGTCACAGTCAGGACATTTGTTGTATTGTTGAACACCGAGAAGGTATTACCAGCATAGAATATAGTATTAGGAATAAACACATTGGCATTGTTACTTGAAATAATGACCATTTTACCAGCATCACTAAGAGCAAACGACACATTAGGAACCTGGTTATTGATAACAATGTTTCTAAGGTCACCTTTATTGTCAGAGATGCCGTAAGAAGTTGTTAAGTTACCAGCAAATGTTCCGTCTGTATTCTGGAAAGAACTATTAGCATAAGCAAAGGCCGCAGCGGTATTGACAATAACACCATTTATTCCTGAACTAACAGTGTTGGCAAGAGTAAAGGCAGCATTGCCTGAGTTATAGGCAGCATTAGTTGTAGCAAACAAAAGGTTTGCTGTTACTGAAATAGAATGTGCATAAGAATTAATAGTATTTGCATAAGTATAAATTGTGTTTGTTCTATCATAAGCAGTATTGGCCTGATCATATGAGAACCCAGGATAACCTGCTTGGAGTGAAATAGAATTAGCCAAATCAAATGCCGCAATAACCGTTGCATTTACTACATTAGCAAGAGCAAAGGCAGAATTGGTATTTTGTGCTACTCCATATGCATAAGTATTAACGGTATTGGCCTGGTCATATGCAGCATTAGAGTTAAGATATGCCAAATTGGCTTGACTATATGAACCATTACCTACCAGGTAATAAGAAACTGAGTTTGAATAAGCATCGTTTGCAACATTAAATGCCGCATTGGCATGGTCAAATCCTTCAGTAAACACAGTTAATGCCAAAGCATTAATGTCCAAAGTTCCTATGAAATCATTAACGGTATTGACAGCATAACCTGACATATCAAGTGCCAATTGGTCATTGGCAGCAATCTGATAAAGAACAGTGTTGAATGTATTAACTGTATTAGCAAATCCAAATGCAATGTTATAAACAGAATTGGCATCAATCTGCCAAAGGATTGTATTGACATAATTAGCCAAAGCATTTGCCTGATATGCAACACTATTTCCTTGTTGTGCAACCAGATTTACACTATTGGCAAAATCAGAAATGGCATTGACCTGTGTGCTTAGAATGATAGAGTAATCATTCAAAGTATTAGCAAGTTGATAAGCACCGATGGCAGTATTAGGATATCTAAACTCTAGAACAAATCCTGCAACACTGTTGGCAAGATCATAAACTGTAACTAAAGTGTTTGATAAATTGGAAACATTAGATGTCGGACTAGATTGTTCAAGATATGAAATTCTACTTTCTAGTACGGAAGCATAAACATTAACGGTGTTGGCATAAGTGAAAGAAGCATTTGTATTAGTAGAAACACCATATATAAAAGTATTTAATGTGTTAGCATAATCATATGCTGCATTGGCTGTAAAGTATGAAGAATTGATCTCATTGAATCTATCATAATACAAACCACCAATAACATTGGCATAATTGAAAGAAAGATTGGCAATAATAAATGCAGAATTTGTGGTATCAAAACAAGCGTTTGCCAAATCTGAAGTCAAGTTTGCTTTATCAGTTATAGAACCGGAAGCAATAGACTGCATGTAGTTATTAACATTATTTGCAAGTTCATATGCTGATGCCGTATTTGCTGCTGTACCGTAAGCTATAGATATAGCAACGTTTGCTTGGTCAAAAGCAGCAGTAGTATTAGCATTAACAATATCAGCATATGTAAAAGCATTATTTGCTTTATCAAAAGCCGCATTGGTGCTAGCATATATTCCTAATCCATATTCCACATTAAGAGTATTGGCAAGAGCAAATGCAGCAGATAAATTTTGTGACAGTCCATAAGTAAAGTTGTTTACCGAATTGGCAAAGTTGTATGCTGAACTAAGCCTGGAATCGTTATAGTATGCAAAAGAATTGATGGCATTGGCAAAGTTATAAGAGGCATTTGCAACACCAAAAACACCAACAACTGAGTTATTAGAATAGTCAAAAGCAGCATTGGCGACACGACTAATACTATTGGCAAAGTTATAGATACCATTAGAGAATCCGTAATAACCTGCAATCAATGCATCATTGGAATATACGTGGTTATTAACAGTATTGGCAAAGTTATAGGATGCTATGGTTTTAGCATCAATTGATTGTGCATACGATTGAAGTGAATAAGCAAATGAGTTAACGGCATTAGCTTCATCAAAAGCTGCCGCAGCTACCGTAGGAGTAAGTGTGACTGTCCTTAATTGATTATTGACACTATTGGCAATTAAAAATGCTGTAACAGCCGTTGTCTGCACATTATTGGCAAGATCAAATGCCGCATTGGCTGTATTAAAGGCCGCATTAGAATTTAGAAAGGCGTCAGACATCTACTTATTTCTTTCTCGTTGCTTTCGGTTTATTGATTTGTTTCTTGAGGTCGTCAACTTCTTGCATGAGACCTTTAATTGCTTCAACCAAAACAGGAATTAGTTTTTCTGTTCTAACTGTTAGATATGGATCATCTGGATTGTAATTGATATCTTCCTTAGGAATTAGAACACCATCTTTCTCATCAGCATACTGCATCATTTGAATGGCAGCTGCCTGAGGTAACACATCCTTTATCTCTTGTGCAATTAGTCCTACCTCTACAGAATCGGATCCGTCAGGACTACTCAACATCTTTTTACCAAGATCATTCCATTCAAATCTATAACCATTAATGTTATTGATAATATCACGCCAGTCATCAATCTTCTTGATATTCTTTTTAAGGCGTTTATCAGACCAGTAGGCGGTTATGTTACCGTTGGTATAGAAATCACCACCACCAACAAATATTGATCTAGTAACACCGTCATTACCTGTACCAAGTCTTAGATACCACTGACCTGTGGTGCCACCTTGAAGATAAGTAGGACCATTCTGTTCAAAGTAAAGTCTATAATATCCATCTTGGTTAGAATATTGCCAAAGATTATTTCCAAATCTAACACCTGCTAATATAGAATATGAACTAGGATTACAAAAATAATTATTGTTTTTGGTATCTATAAATGCTTTAGCATACAAATTTTCACTGACAGCTAAATTGCCTAATGTATCAAAAAAACCTCTTTGTGTACCGGCAGTTTTAAATGAAAGAGGTGTGCCACTATCGGTTCCAATAGACATAATAGTAGATGTCATATACAAACTGCCCCATTGTGCATTTTGTGCAGCATTGGTAAATTGAATTATTCCTGCTGTAGCATCTGTACCGCCACCAGGATAAATTCTAACACCATAATTTCCAGCACCGGTTCTAAAAACACCACCATTGACATCAATGTGGTTGTAGGTACCAAATGTTGCTGTAGGACTACTAATATCTGTAGGATATACACCACCTCTTGGTAAATATAAAGTACCGTTAAACGATACACCAGAGGTATTAGGTAACATCGTAGCAGCAAAATTATAAACTGCATTTGACCAGTTATAGATATTGTTTGAGAATGTATAAACTACGTTGGCCTGTCCGTAAGCGGAATTAGTTGTAGAGAAGTTGGCGTTTACTTTTGCATGAACGGTGTTGGCAAAGTTATAAATTATGTTTGCTCTATTTTGAAGACCGTTTGTGGAATCATTTAATGATGTGTATATGGTATTTGCAAAGGTATAGACTGTATTGATACGGCTGTAAGCACCATTTTTTGTATCGTTTAACTGAACAGAAAGATTGTTAGCAAAATCAAAGCAATTGTT